TTGTTGTAGGTGACCGTGCCACCCGTCTGAGCGGCAAGGCTTTGCGTAGTCGCAGCTTGAACTGGCGCATGGTAATACAAGCCAGTAGACGCAATGTTGTCCACATACTGCTTGGTCGCCAGTTGTAAGGCTGATGTAGGGTCTTGCGTAACCGTCACCGATGTCAGACCTGCTGGCGTCAAAGATGTACCGCCCAACGCAATGTTGGTCGTGCCCAGTGTAATCAACGAGTTAGTCAGCGCCGAGTTTGGAATATTGCTCAACGTGTTGGTTGACCCGCTGATTGACTTGTTCGTCAGGGTTTGAGTGTCTGTCAGGGTGGCAACCGTGGAATCGATCGCCACGGTGACCGCACCCGAACCGTTATAACTGCCACCTGTCAGCCCTGTTCCAATCGTCAACCCAAACAGGTTTCCACCCAACGCCACACCAGAGATGGTGTAGTTGGACAGGGCTGAGTTGGGGATGTTTGTGAAGGTGTTGCTTGCGCCAGACATTGACTTGTTGGTCAACGTCTGGCTTCCTGTCAAGGTGGCAACAGTCGAATCAATGGCAATGGTGACCGGAGACGAGCCATCATAGCTGGTGCCAGACAGTCCGGTCCCGATCGTCAAGGCGTTTGTAGCAGCAGCGGTAATCGTTCCAGAAGCCCCCAAAGCCACCGTGACACCGTTGAAAGTCACAGAAGAATTGACCAGGGACGCGTTTGCGATGCCGCTGAACGTGTTTAAAGCCCCGCTCATGGTCTTGCCAGTCAAGGTCGACGGAATGTCGTCGTTGACGAGTAGGCGGAAGGCGGTGGGGGCAGCTGCTCCAGAAGTTGGGCCAGCGTAGACGTAGTTAGCTGGCTGGTTTGAGACGATCAGCGCAGAGCCCCAGGACGGCGCGGAAGATCCATTCGAGACCAAAACTTGACCGACAGAGCCTTGAGCCGTCTGCAAAAAACCGTTGCTTCCGTCAGAATACCACACTGCCCCACCCGTGAGGGTGTTGATCTGCTTGCCTGTTCCGCCACGCGTCAATGGTAGCAGGCCGGTATATTCAGTCAGGTTTGCAAAGTTTAGGGCCGGGTGAACGTGGTCACCGCGGGCAGACGTATCTGAGCTGCCAGCCGAAGCAGATCCAAGGGCTGAAGGCGTTAAAGCTGAAAAGCCAACCGTTAGCGTCCGATTGGCTTGCAGGTTGCCGCCTCCGGTCAAACCGGTTCCAGCAATGATCTGGCGGGTATCAGGAACATATCCAGAAATGACCAGGGCGACCTCAGTCGCGTTCGTGACCAGGCCCTTATTGCTGATAGTCAAAACAGGAATCATGGTCCCTGAACCATACGTATTGGCAGTGACGCCGCTGACGGCCAGCTTGTCGCTGGTCACGCCACCTGTCGCGATGCTCAGGGTACGGTTTTGGGATAAGTCTCCACCGCCTTGAAGGCCGCCGCCCGTATTGATTTCACGAGAAGCCGGGACGGAGACGGTCGATTGCAGGTCGATGAAGGGGACCTGATAAGTGATGCCGCCAATAACGCAGACCATGGTCGCCGACGACGTCGGGTTCGGGGCCACCGGCAGCTGAGTGATCGACGTCGGTACGAGGTTCGATGGTACTGTCATGGCACTAGATACTGATCGTTAGAACCGATCAAGAAGCTGTTGTCGTCCTCGGTCACCAATCCAGATGGGTCGGTATTCAGGGGAGTGTCAGGCCTCACGAAGGGCAAGGTGATATTGTCGGGCTGGCGTGGCGGCAAGCGGTAAGGATCAAGCTGATCCAGGTCTTCACGGCACACCCGCAGTCCGGGCGAATTAGGGTCGGAGAACAGTTCGTCAAGGCTCATCTTACGGCTGCAACGCGCGCAGAGGCCGATGCCCAGCACGCTGCGTCCACGGGTGTCAAGCCAGATACTCATCGCGTGTACACCGCAATGTTGGGAGTCAGATAGATCGGACTGTCGTCGCGTTCTTCGTTCTCGGCTTCCAGCAAGGCACGTTGCGCTTTCTGGTCCAAGATGGCGATCATCTGAGGATCCACGGTTGGAGTCTTTTCAGCCACGCGTGAGGCCAACACATAGACGATGGCATCATACCAGCGCTGCGGGACCTCAATTTCCTGCGTCATCTTGCCTACATCCATGATGTAGCGCTTGACCCACACAACGACTTGCGCAGAGACAAACTGGGCAGATGGTACAGGCCATAGATACAAGACAGGGTTGTTCAGCAAACGATCAACCCAGAATTGAAGCGGACGGCCCTCAAATGCTTTGTTGGGCAGGTTGACGTAGTCATCACGGTTCAAGCGAGCCATAGGGATCTCGTTTGGCGTGTTGGCCAGCAGCACTTGAGTCTGGTTCAGCGTCCCGACAGTAGCTCTCACTCTGAAATAGAGGTTCGCTATGGACCCTTGAACGTCAACCCATGTTACGTCATTCGCCACGGCTCCTGGATCATCCTCGGTACCAACCGTGGTCCAGCCGGCACCATCTGGAGACGTTTGCAGCTCATAGCTTGTAGAAGCCCCTGACCATTTAATGCCGATGGTCGTGACTTGAGTTGCAGTGGGGAAAAGAGTTTGGTAAGTTGTTGAAGTAGATGTGTTTACGGCTCCGCCAGTGTTCACAACTTCAACGGTGCGCAAGTTGGTGTTGAGGATGTCCACAATGCCGTTGGGCATGGTGATCAGCCCTTGCGCTTGATAGATGGGCATCAAGTAGCGCTCAATACACCAGAGCTGCAAGCCACGATTGGCTAGCATGCTGAGGATCAAGTAGAGTGCGTCAAGAGCAAAAGCAATCTGCTCTGACGTGATACCTTCAGGGGGAACGCGGCAACGCCAGTACGCGTGGTCAATGACCTTACGCGTGTTGAAAACCGTCGTGCTGACTGTGCCTGAAACTGCCACCGGATCTGCTCCTATTTGTTAAGTTGCGGCTTGCCGAAAGTGGCAGACCCGGGGGTGTTGTTTTTATTTTACTTCATCTGTCCAAATTTTGGTACTCTTGAGAACGTCGGCACACCACCTTTAGCAAGCTTTGCAGCTGCACCGGGACCGTGGGCCTTACTGGCGGGCATATTTGCATGCTTTTCCAGCTTGGCTTCAACGGAACCTCCCTTAGCGTACTTCTGGGTTTCAACACCGTACTTTTTGGCCAGTTTGCTCAAGGCCTTGCCTTCAGAAGCCATCTTTTTGGGTGCTTCTGCGGCATATTGGCCGCCTTTGGCATATCCTTGGGCTTTGCGGCCCTCAGAAAGACCGATTGCGATGGCTTGCTTGCGGTTTTTGACCACAGGACCAGATTTTGATCCGGAACGGAGATCTCCGGCCTTAAATTCGCCCATGACCTTGCCGACTTTGCGCTCCATCTTGGTCATTCCGCCCGTTTTCAGTCCGACCGGCTCAGCCATTTCCTCTCTGATCATGGTCAGAGGGGCTTTTGCCTTGCGCAGCATGGATACTTCAGCCTTTTTGGTTACCGGGGTGTCACGTTTGCCCCTAATTTCACGCATTTCGTGCTGAATCAGAGCCTTCGGTGAGCCGGCTTTGCGCAGCAAGGCCACTTCCTTGCGGACCATGGCTTCAGGTTCACGCTTGGCTGGCATTTTTGGGCCGCCTGCAGCATAACCAACTAAACCGCCGTCGGCTTTTTTGCCAGCTGCCGCAGGCATTGAGCGAAGCTTGCGAAGTTCTTCGGCTTCGTTGGAGTTCAGTTCATCTGAGTACAAGGCTGCACCAACAGGCAATAAACGGCGTCCTACGGCCGCCGCCAGGTCAGATGGGGAATAACCCTGCGACCCCAGCCAATTCAAGGCTTTTTCAACGGCACTCTTGTCATCAGACTTTTTCATGCCGCCCTCAGCGTAGCCTTTGTACATTCCGCCCTTTTTCATGGCATGCGGTGCACCGTACATGGCCTTTGGGATGCCTTTTGTAGACCTTGCGGTCGAGACTGGACGAGCCGTTGGACGGGCTGGTGATGGGGCGAACTCAAATTCGCCGTATTTCAAGTTTTTTCCCATATCATTTCCTTTTTGCGGCTGGCCGCATATTGTCAACGAGATTGGGATAGGGGCGTCCGGCGGCTTTAGCCGCTGCCTTTGCGCTTGCTTTTGCAGCAGACGACAGTTTTTTAGGCTTTGGCAGGTCCTTTGGCCTTGGCTTATCCCAAGGTGCTTTTACTGCGCCCCCACGCTTGAAGGCCATTTTTTGTCCGATCATGTCAACAACTCCATTTTTTCAAGGCAAGGGCTTTTCTGGTCGGTTGGCCCTTGCCATCTTTCATCGGACCCGGCATGCCTGACATACGCGCGCAGAAACTTTTGCGTCGGCCTGCAGCCTTGGGGCTTTTTGCTGCCTGTTTGGCAGATACTGGGGGTTTGAGATTGCCACCGGTTTGACGGTTGTAGGCATCACGACCCTTTTGATTCAAGCCGCCTTTGGGATTTTGTCCTTCCTTGCGGGCCCAGACAGCTCCGCCCTTCGCTACAAAGAGCGTGCCGCCATTCTTACCAAACTTGTGATCGTTTACCATGTTGCAATCGCCACCCGTTTCCAGGTATCGGTCGCCACGCAGACGTATATATAGCTCGAGTCCCAGCAGATGTCGCCAGCGGTTCCAGGGGCTCCAGCCGAAGCAGGAGTCTTGGAGGCGCCAACATTGATCGTGTCACCGACAATGATGAAGTCACCTGTGCTAAGAAACTTGGCCACCATAGTGGGCAAGGCTCCACCAGCTTGAAGCAGGACTTGAAGGTCAAAAGCCTCCGTGCCTGAGCCAACGTTGGTGGAGACTGCGGAGATTCGAGCCCCAATGTTTGTGTTGCTGACTGACGTCTCACACTGAAAATCAAGGCGAACACCAATCCCAGCAGATGGGACACCCGAGGTCTCATGGCTCAATGTTGCAGCAGTGGCTGGCGTGTTGGTGGCCGAGGTCGAGGTGGCAAGGACGGAGTTCTTGTTGGTGAACGTCTTGATCTGATCAGAAGTGAGCTTCACTGACGAGGCCGATTGAACAGACTCAAACAGCTCGGTGCCAACCAGCGATGTGCCTGATGCCAGGTCAGTGATCTTGACGTTTGCCATGATCAGATGCTGTCATAAGGGTTGGGATAGTGCTTGACCATCTCGAGAGTAATGGTGTATGCGTCTCCGGCGGATGCGTCTGCTGTGCTGAACAAGATGTCGCCCGTCTTACCGGTTCCCGCATTGTTAGTCAAGCCACCAAACTTCTCAAAGTCAAAGGTGTATTGACTATTCTGCGGGATGGTTTGAATGAGCACATCTGTCGTCGCATCCCAGTACATCAAAACTTCCATGCCATGGGTGCTTGCGTGAATTTTAGTGATGGTCACCGCATTGCACGCAATCCCATAGTTGTTTGGAAGCAAGGCCGACACATCGACCTTGAGGGCCTTATTTTCACCAGTACCATCGGAGATGTTCGTGAACTTCTGAATCGCCATGCGATCACCATCAAAGATGGTTTGAGTTGCTACTGCATCTGCCATGGTGTTCTCCTAGTTAGGCCTGGGTCACGCCAAGTGCGCCGGCACGTGTGGCATTCGGGCCAACTGCCAGGGCAGGCAACAGCACGCCAACGACCAAGCGCTTTGCGCCATCAGCTGCCGAGCTAGGAGCCACGGTGCCACGTACGTCACCTGTCGTAGTGGTGGCAGTTGCAGTATCGGCGACGGTTACGGTGGCTGCATCTTCAGCCAACACGTTGTTCCAACCCACTCGGCCCAAGTAGCCACGATTGATGAAACGAACGGGGCAGCCAAACACGTCGCCCGTACCAATCGACACAGTCACGACGGGCGAACCACTGATCGTTGCACTGGAGACCTGGTAGAAGGCCTTCTTGCCGGCAGTCGTAGTTGATGCGGCGGTGCCGGTGGCGATCACTTCGCTCATGGCTTGACCGTAAATGTCAAAGCCTGACACGGTCACGTTGCGGTTTGTAGGGGTACCTGCACCAGTAGTCACGGTCACCACACGAGGCACGTCCAATTGGAGGACGGTAGTACCTGCTGCATTGGTGGTTGAGGTGACGCCTGTACCGGCTGTAAGGGTCACGGTGCTTGTCCACACGGAGGCAGCAGCGATGTTGGCAGCACCTTTGGTGAGGGGCACGGTGTCCCACACATAGATACGGCCAAGAGGGCCCACGCCTTGAGACATTGGCGAGGGGTCATCAAGGTTCATGCCCATGTCAGTGACGGCAGAACCCAGGAACAGGTCATCAGAAAATTGAGGCATTTTGTCTTCTCCTTGAAAAGCTTGACAAGTTAAAAAAGTGAGAGGAAGGGGACCGAGGCCCCCTTCCTTTTTTACAGACCAGGAGTACCGTAAACAGTACGCCAGTCAGTCCAACCAGGGATGTAGCGCTCGGTGGCTTTGTAGCGCATGGAGTCGGTTTCAAAATCACCTTCCATGCTCTTCTCGAGCTTGCGACGCATCATCAACTGCAGACCAACCTTGGCATCAGTCTGAACCCACCAAGCAGTGGTAGAAGTCAGACGAGACAAGTTAGCTTGGCCGCCGCCGAGCATACCCATCGACTTGATCGGGTTGATGTCGTTGTTGCCAGTGCCTGCACGCAGGACGGACTTCAACAGCACTTCACCTTGGAAGACGTTGGAAGGGCTCAACACAAGCTTTTCAGGAGTCAAGCGGATACGCTTGCCATTGTTGTCAATGGCGTTGCGGATCTGAATGAGCATCTGCTCAAGCGTGGTTTGCGAAAGGTTGCCCGCAGTGGTCAACAGGTTGCTTGCAGTACCTGCAGCGATCGGGTGGTTGCTAGCAACCAACTGAACGCCGTCACCACCTGCATACGAGCCGTTGAAGGCGCGGTTCAGGATGTTGGCACACAAGGTTTCTTTGGTTTCGATCAAAGACTGAGCCAAGTGCTTGGCGTAAGTCTGGCCGATCGAGATGTGGTCGCCGTCTTCCACGAGGACCTTGGTCAAGGCAAAAGCCAGACCGTAGACCTTATAGACGTACCGAGCATTGAACAGCACACCACCCGATTGGTAGGTGACTGGCATGCCGTCAGGCAACTCAGGGGCAGCGCCGAAACCATAGAGGACGGGTTCCTCATGGTAGTTGCGAGGGATACCTTGGCGCTCTTTGAACACCTGTTTCCACTCGTCTGCACGCTGATCATACAAGCCATCAAACTCTTCGTTCAGGATGGGCTCTACGATGCTGCGAAAGTCCGTACTGCGCATTGGGACAGCCATTTTTTAGCCTCCTTAATAAGCGTTGATGGTTGCGACGTCCTGATGCTCAGAGATCTGAACTTGGACAATCGTATAAGCATCGCCCCAGTTGTTGTCGGGACCAGGAGTGATACCGATAACACGCATTTGGGCGGTGCCGCCTGAAGCCACAACAGAGGCGGTGTCCAACACAGCTTGGCTCAAACCGACGGTAGTGTTACCTGCCGTGATCGAACCGAAGTCGAATTGGTTGCCGATGTTGCTGATGTTCACAGAGCCATTGGCTTGGATCTGGTAAACGATCGCAGGGTCGCGCGTGATGTACGCGGTGACGTCCGTTGCGGGAGTGTTCGCAATGAACTTGTTGGAAACACGACGGCGACCATCGCTGTCGGTGTATTCAACACCCATGAAAGTGCCGACGAGGGCGCCGCCGACCGTGGCAGGAGTCACAACACCAGTGGACGTATTAATCGCCACAGGTTGGTATTGCAACAGTGTCACAGCGGCGTTGTTCGCCAGCGTAAAGGCTGCGGGACGGACAAAACCACTTGCGTGGTAGACCGGCTGCAGACCAAACGGTGCGCTAGAAGTTGACATGTTTATTCCTCAGAGAAAGTTGTGGACCGGTCAAATTTCCTCGAAAGAAGCTCGACCAGGATTTTCACGCAATGCTGCGATACCATCGCCTTCAACCACACGGCCGCCTGCGGCTGCTGCACTCTCTTTGATGCTGTCCAGGACTGCTGTAAGCTTTTCATCTTCACGTGCAGGAGCGTCATGGTGAGCTTCTTGCATGAATCGTAAATAAAGAACCATGGGCAGCTTGAAAGCGAGCATCTCATTGACACCAATAAACCCTTGCCACTCGCCTGTCTTGACGGTAACGTATTCCCAGCCAGGCACGTCTTCGGGCGTAATAGGTTCATAACCCAACCGAATCCGTTGCTGAATGGAGTCTCGGGGGTTAGTGGTGGTCAACCAGCATGTGTGATAACCCGGGATCTTTGGCAGATCGGGCAATGCGTCTTGGAAGAATTGAGATCTAAACATCTCAACGCGATCATCGTCGCTAATAGCACGGTCTTCAGTCACCTTGCGTTCGGTGGCTCCACGTGATTGGCGGACGAGATCAGGGGATTTTTTCAAACGTTCATCGTTCATGACTCACTCCTTTCAGCGAGATGCATTGTTTTCACGGTCCCACTTCGCGTACTGCTTCAAGTAACGCTGACGTAGAACGGCATCTTCCCAGACACCAGCATCGATCATGGCTTGCTTTCGTTCTGGGGAGATGTAGACTTCGCGGCGGGAAGACGACGGAGCATTGTCCCTGCTGGAACCAATGAGCGGACCTCTACGCTGTCCGCGGCGATCGTCGTCTTGACTGTCGTCATAGTTACCGCCTCCTTTGATGTCTGGCAATCGCTTGGCCACTCGCTTGTCTAGCTCGCGCCAATATGCCTCTGTCTTTGGATTATAGCCAGATTCTACAAGAGTTTGATCTATTGCCAGCACAATCTTCGATGCCTCGTCTTTGCCGTCGGGGTCGTACCAGGTATTCCTGGACACCCAGTCTTGGGCAAAGCTCGCGATTTCAGGGTCTGGACCTGGTGCAGGAGCCGGCACTTGGGCTTGCTGATGCAGTTGTTGGGCCGCCTGATTTTGATGGTGCTTATGGACCTGGAGCTGCTGCACGCGCTGCATGGCCGCATCGCGGATACGCATGGCTTTCGCCGCGTCTTCCCCGTTGCCTGCCTCGATGGCCTGGGCCATGATTCTTTCGGCCGCCTTGACTTCGGCCACAGTGTCAGCAATACGAGCGTCGATGCCCGAGATCGTATTGGCCACTGTCGTTTTCTCAATGTTGAATATGCGCTTCTCGAGATCCTCGTTCCGCTGCCTCAAAAAGTTAAGCTCGGTCTTGTCTCGCTCAATTGCCTGTTTTCTACGCGCTGCGCGCTCTGCCTTTTCCTCACGACGTTTGCGACGCAGTTCTTCACGATCCTCATTGTCTTCTGAAAGCCGCGCGTCCTCGTGGTCATCTTCGTCATGGTCCTGTTTGGATTCGACCGGGACAAACTCGACTTCCTGAGGCTTGCCGCCTTTCTGATCTTCATCATCTTCGATGAGTAGGTTTTCTCCTGCCATTGCCCGCTCCTTTCAGCAGTTAGATAAAAGCCCGAATCGCAGTCGGATTTCCGGTGACCTTGGCAAGCATGTCCAGGTCGTTGAACATCACGAATTCTATCTCCTCGTCGCCGGACTTCACGGCCCAGCGGTCACCTCCGTACTTAGGCACACGGGCATAGGTGCCAACTTCACACCACGCGCCTTCGGGCCAAGGCTCCATGGTGTTCCGATTCTTGTAGGCCAATGCGCCAACGGCCACCACTTTGGCGACCTGGGTATTGCTGGCCTCGGTCTTTCGAGCCTCTTCCGGGATGTAGATGCCGCCAGCAGTCTGGCTTTTGGCCTTACGGATCTGAACGATCACGCGCGAGCCGAGCGGCAAATGGCCACAATCGACTGGGGGAAATGCCTCCTCAAGGGAGTCATAGGTGAAAGACATGGGTTTTTCTAATAGCATTCGCTTCTCCGTATGCTGGGGTTAAAGATCTCGGGTGTCATTGTCAATGTCGCGGTAGATGCGTTCAATCAGCTGGATGGCTTGTTCAAGGCCTGCGTAGACGCCATGACGATGACCATATTCAAAGCTGATGTCTTTGCCTTCGCCAGGACGAATCTTGAAGGCATCATGAGCCAGTCGATTCTTCTCGGCGTTGATCACCGCGACAATTTTGGCAAGCATTACTTCTTGTCGCCGTTGGTCTTCTGGACCTGCATCTTAGGCATGGTCTTGTAGTCGGCTTTGGGCAGACCAGGGGTCGGTGCGGGATCTTTACCGCCGCCTTCAACGGACTTGGGGTAAGCCTTGCCCATGGCCAGTTGTTTGTGCAAACTGATTGCTTCCATGATTCCTCCTTAAGGACGGGGGTTGGGGTTGATACCGGTGCCATTGCTGACACCGATTCGGTTGCCGCTTGCCACCTCAAGGGCAGCAAGTTGCTTGGCAGTTTGGTTGTCGGACTCGTTCATCTCGAGGCGCGACTGGATCTGCGCCTGAGAACGTTGGTCCTCGGCTTGTTGGCGAATGACTTCGCGTTGCAACTCGGCCTGCAGTTCTTGGATGCGAGCCTGAATCTCCATCTGCTTCTCTTGGCCACGTGCCTGGATGTCGGCTTGCTTGAGCTGTGCGTCCTGAGCCAGTTTGGCCTGCTGAGTCTGCGCCGTTGCCTGATCCTTGGCCTGTTGGTTTTGCAGCTGTTGCTGGGCGATCTGGACTGACGGATCCATGGGTGGAGGCGGTTGCATCTGTTGCAGCATCTGGATCGTCTGCTCGATGATCTGAGGAATCTGCTGGAATGCTTCCTGGCTTTGCTTGGTGACGATCTGGCTGGTTGATGCCAGCAGCTTATCAAGCGATTGCTTCTCTTCGGTGGTCGCGTCTTTTTGGATCTCGCCAATGTCAACTTGGGCAGCAGCCGAGGCTTCTTCATAGATCTGAGTCGCGTACCACAGCACCATGTGTTCTTTGATGTGGTCAAGCATCATGGGGATGAATGCTGGGCCAATGGCCTTATTGGCGCCGAACATCGGGTTCGTCATGAAGTCCAAGTGGACTTGCAAGTGAGCCAGGTGATCTTGCTCAGGGAACGCGACGATCGGGCGGCGCATCGTGACTGCAATGTTCTCGTTCACAGCATTCAGCTCAAGCGGCTTAGGAGCCGGCAGCAAAAGATCCTTGCCTTGAGGCACTTTCAGGCGCTCAAGAAACATGATCTCGACCTTGCGAAGGTCGTACAGCTGCGGCATCTCCTTGGCACGCTGCATCACGGCTTGTACTTGGGCAAACCGCTGGGTTTCGCTGAAGATATTTGGGTCGCTGACAGGCACGACATTCATCGGGCCTTCAAAGTCGCTGCGCTTGACCAACAACTCGCCAGTCTCGTCGTAGACTTCTTCCTCGGTCAAATAGGTCTTGTCCAGGCGGAACAGTAGCTTCAGCACACGGCCCATGGAGTCATGTAGACGCGCATGGATTGCTGAGAATACAACCATGCCCTGCTCAAGACGAGCCAAGGTCGTGCCGACTGGTGTGTTGGCGTTGCTGTCAGCTAGTTCTTCAAACGTGGTGCGAACGACGTTTTGGCTGGCATCGACAAGGAAGCCAAGCAACTGGAACAGCACTGCGCTGGGCGGGTTATAAGGCATCGGCATCAACACCTTGCGGATGTCGTCTTGGCCGAATGAACCCTCGATCTCCTTGACCTCAGTCGGATCCACACGGTCTGTCTGACCGCCAGCTCCTGACTTCAGCTTCAGCAAGCCAGGGAAGTTGTTGATGTGCGCAGCGTCAAGCAACGCACGCAAGGCACCAGTGGCAGCAGCTGACAAGCTGCCAATCATGTGAATCAGGCCGATCGGGTAAGCACCACGCCAAGGCACGAACGGGAACTCAACGAGCCACTGCAGTTCTTCCTTGGTCTCGTCATCTTCAGCCCAGTTGCGATAGATGGCCAACACGCGTTGCGTTGCCTTGTCCACGCTGATCACATAAGGGGCCAATCCATGATCGTCGCCAAAGTCATGGATGATGTAGCATTCGAAAATTGTGCGCAGACCATCGATGTTATAGCTATCTTGTTGACGGCCTTCGATCTTGTTGTTGGCAGTCTCGGCCTTGGACTCTTCAGGCGGCAAGGGATCAGCCATCAAGTCAACATCCATGTACATGCCGGCTTCAACACGCTTCTGATACTCAATGCGCGTGATGTACTGCACATGAGTCTTGCGTTCCGCTGAGTAGAAGTTGGTCGCGGCAAATGGGAGATAGATGTCATCAATCGCGACGAACATCGGCATTGGACGCTTCTTGTTCAGATCCCAAGTCATCTTGAGATACTGGCCACCACCCAAAGGCAGTTGGGTTGAGAGCTGCTCGAGCTCGGATCTGAACTCGGGCATCTGCTCAGTCATCTGCCAGTTCAAGAACTTGACGATGCGCTGCGCTTTTTCTTGTTTCTCGAGTGTGGGCTCGCCAATGATCTTGTCTTTGGCAGGACCATCAGCAGGGAAGAGCTCTTTCATGACGCGTGCTGAGAAGTCCACGCATCCTTGAGTCAACATCGGGTGCACGACCTTGCTGGCTCCAGTGAACGATGCACCGCCTGGGGCATCATCACCAAGGCCTGTACGACGCAGGCCTTCTTCGTATTGTTCATCGCGCTTCTTGCGAGCCTCCTTGTCTTTTTCCAAGGTGTCGCACAGCGTTGATCCAAGGTTTGCTAGCTCCCAACTCGGCATCGTCTCAGCTAGGTTTGCATAGAACTCTGATTCGCTTGGAGTTGGCGAGTCGTCGAGCGTGATGACAGCACCACCGTCGTCAGTGTCACGGACCGTTGAATCATCCGAAACTTCGTACATCTCGCCATACTTTTGCTCGTTTTCAGCCATTCAATGCTCCGGTCATGCAGCGTAAGGGTTCACCAACCGCGGTTTGTGCTCTCGCTCCACAGAGCCTTTTGGCACTGGCTTTGTTACCGATAACGCGTTGCGGTCGGCAAGTAACCTGAGTGCTTGAGTCGTGCTGTCAACAAAGTCATCATGCTTGATTGAGCCTTCTCCGTGGAAACTGCAAAGCTGCGAAATAAGTGGTTCAGCCCAGGAACGTGGATTACCAGGCCGTTTATCAGATTCTACAACCCAGACGAATCCGTGTGCAAATAAATGCGAAACCGCGTGGAGTCGCTGCAACTTATCTGCGTGGCCCGGATTGTAGGGATATGCGAGGATGTCCTCACGGGCCAGCATCTGGCGGAGGCTGATGCCTGAACCCTTGTCCTCGATGACCAGCAGGTCTGGTGCCTTGCCGACCAGGTATGACTGCTTCGGACCCACCAGCGGCTTGATGACGGGCTTCAGGTCGTCATCTCCGTACCGCACGACCATCTCTTTCTTGACCCGTTCGATGAGGTCTGGCATGCCGAGCCGGTCTTGCCAGCAGTCTAGCAGCAAGAAGGCTGGCTTCTTGTCGTGCCGGAACACGCCCCAGACCGAGCAAGCCGTGTAGTCAGGATCATGGCTCTTGCGATCCGTGGTCTTCTCGCTAAAGGCAGTGTCTAGGCTCATCACGATGTACTCGAATGATGGCAGCGGCTTGTTGGCTGGCCAAAGTTTGAACCAGCTGCGCTTGATGACGCCGGTCTCTTCTGGATTGATGACCTCGGCGTGGATCTCTTGGCGGCCCAGCGTGGTGCCCTCGTACTGTGTAATCTCGTTTAGGAATGACTTGGCCAGGTTCGCTGCGTTGTCGTAGGTTGAACCGCGCGTGACGTGGATCCTGCTGTCCTTTTTCTCGGCATCCTTGAGCAGCTTCCGGACCAGCTCGATGGGCTTCGGAGTCGTCGTGATGATGACCCGTGGATCGTCGCCCAAGCGAAGGCCGAACCGCATCATGTCCCAGGTCTCGTCAACATACTGCCAAGCAGCCAGCTCATCGCACCAGACGCGGTGGAACTGTGGACCACGGAGACGGGACGGCTCTTCAGCCGAAAAGCCACGGATCAAGGAGCCGTTGGTCAGTTCAATCTGGGCAATCGAGCTGTTGTAGTTGGAGATCAGGTGGTGCGGTATGACGTTCAGGAGTCCTGATTCACCCTCAACGCACACCCCTCGGATGTCAGAGCTGGTTGGTGCTATGACGCCGCACCGGACGGCTGGATTGCTGGCAGCATATTGGCCGATGTCCTCGGCTCCGGTCCTTGTCTTGCCAAAACCGCGTCCTGCGAGGATTAGCCAGATGCCCCAGTCGCCTTCAGGCGTGATCTGCTGTTCACGGGCCGTGGCCTTCCACTTGAGTTTCCAGGCGATGTGAGCGAGGTCCTCCAGTTCCAGGACCGAAAGGTTTGACTGGATGGTCGTCAGCTCGGCTTTTGACAGGATCATTTGCCGCCAGCATTCAGCTTGCTGATCAGGTCGGTGATCTGACCAACCAGCTCGAGTCGTGCTTCGATGGGTCCGCCATCAGGTCCAGTGATCTCGACCGACTTCTTCTTGGCGTGGCCATACTGAACCAGTTCCTTCAAGCAGTCTTTGCGAACCAGAAGGTCATGGTTGGGATCGAAAGCCATCTCTGCCAATGCTTCGAGGGGATCTCCATGCTTCTCGACGATCTTGTCGAAGATCTCTTGGCGCTGTACGTTGCGCTTGTTGGGGGTTCCAGCTTTGCGACCGGATCCAGCAGGCTTGACGCCTTTCTGAAAAGCCATTGCAGTGCTCCTTGATTCTAAGTTCCCTCTATTTTAGAGCGGACTGCGCAATCACGTACACTGGCGAGCCCAAATTCCCTATAGTATGTTTTCTAGACCAAAACAGAGTGTATCAATACAATTAAAAACTATTTCTAATATCGCTCGCTCGTCTTCTAGATTGCGCGTCTGAAAAAAGGTTGTATCAATACACTCTGTTTTGGCTAAAAAACTCATCTATAGCTTTTTTGATCCCCTGGCTCCCCGGACATAGCATAACTTGCACAAATTGCTGTATAATCTAACTCCAACCACTCAGAAAGAAGAAAGCACATGACTTTAGAAGACTTGAACCAGATCAAGAGCCTCATCAGTGGCCTTCGATTCATGCAGGCAGCTAGCCTCGTTGAGTCAGGGTTGAATGAGAACAAGCAAGCAATCGCCTACATGAGCAACTTGGCCCGTCTTTCGCGGGTCGTGGAGCAGGAAATTAAGGAGAAAACATCATGAGCCGTCCCATTGAAGCAACATCTCCCCTTGACCTCGACACAGTCAAGATCATCGTCTGGGCCAGCGAGTATGGCACAGGGCAGCCGAACATCAGTCGCTTGTACGACATGGAGGCAGCAGACGGCCTGGATCTTAGCCGCGGCACGTTCTTCAACGCGGTCAAGGGTCGTCCCATCACGCAGCACGTGATTGATAAGATCGATGAGTTGATCGCCATCCGTGGCTGGAGGGCCAAGTGGCTTGAGCATTGCCGTGAAGAGCACAAGAAGCGCGTCATCCGTGCCTTCGAGAGTCCTCCGGCTTTTTGCTCGGTGTGCGGACACGGTTGCCCCAATTGCGGCCCGGCTAAGTCCGAGCAGCGTCGTAAGGCCGTCTTCGGTTACCTCAAGATGGACCCGACCGACCTTGGCTGCAAGGTTCGTGACCACGAGGAATAAAAAACGGGGCTGATGAGGCCCCGTAAAGTCTATTGGCAATACCGGCAACTGTTATTCCCGGTGATTCATTGTTATTCCCGGTGATTCATTGTTATTCCCGGTGGTTCATTATAGTCCTTCCTGGGACTTGCGCAGCTCTTTTTCTGTCATTCCTGCAAAAGTCCTAGTTGTTGCGCCCGCGCTTTTGCATGGTCTTTTGATATCTTAAAGTCCTCGGCCAACAACGTCATATTCCCTGCGCGAGCGTGGAATCTTGCTATAAATTCTAGCCTTGGCAGTAAGAACCCATAAGCAAACGCGTTGGCCTCTTGATCCATTAAAATTTCCTCCTCGGTCTTGGCGTATCGAGGGAACCGCATTTTGCATGATTCCGTAGTTGATTGGTCGTTGTCGCCATCAGGTTTTGTCATGTCAAGTTCCTTTATAAATTTCCAGGTGCTCCATGCTGCTGCCAGCCACTGCGTTTGAGACGTTCATCGCTGCAGAAAGATGCATTCGTTGATGTGCCGTTGGCCCTTGGCATCCACGTAGGATTCTCCGCAGCCAGCAGCCCATTCAAAGAACATGACAACCAAGAAGGCCATCATGGCAAGTCCAATCAGGCCTTGGACCACGAACATGGCAAGGCGTTTTAGTAAGGATTTCATACCGTCTCCTTGTTAAAAATTCCATGCAGCAGCGTCTTGAGTTCGCTGACGCCGCCGTTGACGAAGTGAAGGTTCGGATGCTTGCGATACTTTGCCTGCACCGAGTGGTTGATGAACTTGGTCATGAGGATCGTATGGTCCTTGTTGAATGTATAGCGACTTAGGGCTTGCTCAGCCGTCACGAAGGTGAAGTCCACGCCAGGGTTCGATTGCTTGATGCACTCCATCTGCACGCCAAGTAAGCCGACGATGAGGGCCGTGGGCCGACGGACCTTGGCTTCCTTGCTGCGGATCGATAGCTTCTCTAACTCGTCAAGCCCCCCGCGACCGAAGGCCAGCGGTTCCTCTTCAACTGGTTCTTCAACGGCAGCTGGCTTTGCTTGTGAACGCGCCTCAAGTTTGGCCACAATCCGGTCAGCCACCGCATCGACGAGCAGCTCAAAGACTTCGCCCAGTGTGTCAAGCTTCTTGACTGGCTTAGGAGCTGGCTGCACGGGCAACGGCTTGATGACTGGCTCAGCTGCAACCTTGTTGCGATGCGCTTCAGCCTTGGCGCGCGCCTCGTTGATCATGCTCTTGTACGTGAACACCTTTTGGTCGGTGATCTTTTGACGGCGCTCGTAAGGTATGACCTCCTCTTGAGCATGCTGCAGCAAGCCTTTGTTGCTCATGGTCGGAGTGACATAGCAGATGTCAATCATGCAATCTTGCAGCGCGCGCTTCTCATCTTTTGTCCAAACGATTCTCATGATGATTTCCTTTCTTCTTTCTTAGCCCGGCGGAATTGCCGTGCATGGTTGCATTCTACTGCGCAACCGCGCACTGCGCGCAACTTTTTTGCAAATTATTTGCGCAGGGACTTATACTAGCCAAAGTCGGTCCTCCTAGAGGTCCCCAGAGGGGTTTTCTGAGCATGGTCCATGGTTTCCTATTCTTTTGGCATTTCAACATCCCTGGGGCTCACCTAGTGACCCCGGGCCATCTTTGGGCCCTTTTCAGGTCCTGCCTGATACTTAAAAGCCCATGCCATAAACTTATTTGTACGAAGTGCAGCAGTGCGTGGTAAAATGCCCCATCGAAAGGAGCCCACAATCGTGCATGTAGCTGTAGCAAAAAAGATCGCGGCCGAGAACGGCATGAGCCTGGAGTACAACAACAACATGCGTCTCTACGTCTTGCGGGACAAGGAGCAAGGTTGGCCTGACCAGTTTTTCCCTGGCAGCGTACTGCGTACCATGGACAACGATGTCTTCATGTCGTTCTTTCTTCGCATCAAAGAGTAAGGTTTTGGGGGCGGTGGTAAGCCTGAGTAATTGGACCAATAAACGGTAGTGCGGCCGCCAATTCCGTTGAGCTCCAGCAAATAGTGCCACCGTCCCCATCCTCTCAACTCAACCAGTCCTTCCATTCGTCGCCAAGCACTTTGGCTGAGAGCTGCTTCTTCGACAGCAGCGCCTGGACGATCTTCTCATCCACTGATTTCCGGCAAATGAGGTCAACGTACGTGACCGCGTGCTGTTGGCCAATGCGGTGAGCACGGTCCTCAGACTGCAGCCGGTGCTCCAGGTTGTAGCTGTTGCTGTAGTAGACCACGTTGGTGGCTGCGGTGAGCGTGATGCCGAAGCCGCCGGTCTGGGGGTTGCCGACGAAGTACGTGCACTCGGGGTCTGTCTGGAAGCGGCGCACCGCCTCCTGCCGGTCCTCGTTGGACGTGTCTCCAAAGTACGAGACCACGGCCTTCTTGCCGTACTCTGCTGCCAGGGTATCTTCAATGGCCTGGATGTCTGATCTGTAGTTCGCCCAGATGATGACCTTGCCAGACGCTTCCTCCAGCACCTCCATGAGGGCCTTCATCCGGTTGTTGTCTACCGGAATAACCGTACCATCGTCAGTTGTGAGGTGGCCGCACACCAGCTGGTGGAGTCGAAGCAGCTTGGTCAAGATGATGGGTGCCGACACCAGCTTGCCATCAAGTTCAGCCATGGCCTTTTCCTTCAGGCTCTTGTAGTGCTTCTTCTGGTCATCGGTCAGTTCGACCTCGTAGAACTGGTAGATCTTTTCAGGCAAGTCAAGGCACTCGTCTTTGGTGCGGCGTGATGACCAGCGCTGGATCGACTTCGTCAGCTCCTCGAGGTTCTTGAAGCCTTTGACCTTAGTAAACGCGCGGTTACCCGCCGTGATCTTGACCATCTCTGCATATTTCGCCCTGAATGTGTAGTAGCTGGTGGAGCCCAGCAAATGGGGGTTGAGGAACCAGGCCTGACTGAACAGGTCTAGGGGGTTGTTGGTGACTGGGGATCCCGTCAGGATGCGACGATAGTTCGCCTTGCGACCGATCTTGACTGCAGCCTTCGTGCGCTTGGCGTCCCTGTTCTTGATCGTGGTCGATTCGTCGATGATCATCAGGGTCCGGTGGCAGTTGACAAATGACTCGGCCACCTGGTAGCTGCGGTCAAAGGCCAGTGCCTCGACGTTCATGACAAACACCTTGAGAGGCTCCATCGGCGTCAGCAGCAGATCGTAGCTCTTCTTGAGCTCTGTGTTCGCTGCGCTGTCCCAATATGTGCCGACCCACTGGATGTAGTCAGGCATGTGATCTGGCAGTTCTTTAGTCACCCAGTTGCGATATGAGCCCTTATTGCCAAGGATGAACACGGCATCGATCTTGCCTGTCGCATACAGCCATGCAGCAGTGTCAATCATGGTCTTAGTCTTGCCAAGGCCCATCTCCCAGAACAGGGCGTATTCGTCCATGTCCCTGCTGCGTTTGAAGTCCTCATCCTGATGGCTGAAGGGCTTAGTCTTGTACTTGTAGTCGATCATCGTCTTTCTCGCATTCGCAATAGCCTTGACACTTGGGGCAATCGCATTCCCCAATCCACTTCATGCCGCATGAGTACTTCTCAAAGAACTTGCGGCAATGTTCGCACTTTTGTTTCTGATTTTCATTCATAGGTCAAAGTACCTTTGTGTGCGTGGCGTGATGATGTGGAGATTCTTCTTGGTTCGTGTCATGGCCACGTAGAACACGCGAATCTCGTCGTCTTGGTTTTCCTGATACCCGTTGTAGGTCTTTGGGCTCATGTCAGTGATGAGCAGCACGTTGTCCGCCTCGCCACCCTTAGATCCATGGATCGTGCTGATGGTGATGCGGGGGTCGCCGCTGAGGGATTCACCTTGACGCAAGGCAGCCAGGAAATACTCCTTCTCCTCGTCGCTGATGCGGTCCAGAGCCGTGTGCCAGATGGCAGTTGTCTGCAGTCCATACTTCTCCTTCAGCAGGTCCATGTTGACCATGTCTTCGGTCAACGTCTTGAGGTTCAGGTGGCCGTGGTCTACCATCCGCTTGGACATGTGGGCATAGACCAGCTTCAACTGATCGGCTTGAATGTATTCACCCTTGCGCAGCTTCTCCCAGCTCCTGATGGCCAATAGTGCCTCAGACTTACGAGGGCTGGTTCCTTGACACTCGTACGCGTAGCCCTCACGATGGCATAGTTCAACCAATTCCCTGAGCATGTAGACATTCCTAGCAAGCAGGAGCCATGTTCCTTGGCTCATGTCGACGTGTTCGATGTCGTTGTGGTAGGTGATGCTGCCTTGGTGCGACGCGGGCTTGAAGGCTTTTTCACGGCGACGAGAAACGGATCTGATGACGTCATAGCTGAGATCATGAACCACGGATGGGATTCGGTACGACTGATCAAGAATGCGCACGTCCCCTTCGAGTCCGATGAAATGATCAACGTCTGCCCCTGCCCATCTGAAAATTGCTTGATCATCGTCTCCCGCGACGTACGTTTCATCTGCCTTCTCCATCATTCGTTCAACCACCAGCCACTGCAGCTTTGACAGGTCCTGTGCCTCATCGACTAGCAATGCCTTGAGCTTGGGCACAAAGCCCTCGGTCCGCATCAACTCCAGCATGTCGGTGTAATCGATCAAGCCAGAGTTGTCCTTGTATTCCCTCAAGGCTTTTGCAAACTGCTCAAGCTCAAACCATCCCAGGTCGTCGTCATTCAACTCTTCCCACTGTTGCTTGAGGGGTACGCAGCGGATCCTGGCCATGCCTTCAACAAACCGCAGCTTGTCGCCCTGAGCCATGCCAACCAAGGTGCCATCCTCACCGGTCTGGCGGCCTGTGATCTCAACACCCAGCTCATCGCAAAGTTCTTGGTAGTGAGTGTGCTGCATGACCTGCTGCCTTGAAAGTCCAAGCTGGCGAAATGCCAGGCTGTGAATTGTTCTAAAGAACGGTAAACGGTCGGCATCAAAACCAAACCGCGCACGCGCCTTATCACGCGCCGCGCTCGTGGCCTTCTTCGTGAAGCTGATGAAGCCAATATCTTCTGGTTTCACGCCCTTCTCCAGCAGCCGCTCGATGATGTGCATCAACGTCGTCGTCTTGCCTGTTCCAGGAGGACCCAGAATAATGTTGGGCTTAGATGAGGCTTCCACTGCTGAAGTCCGGTGTCTGATGGCCTTTGTCTTGGAATGAGAACGCAGGAACAGACCAGACCGTGGCCCGCTTGCCATGCAACTTGTAAGTATGAGTCTCGCCGCCGTAGTCACGGATGGCCGAGCTGATCTGATTCAGCTTGAACTCCTTGAACCTCTGCTTGTCAAGGAAGTTGATGAAATCAGCCAGCCTGAACAGGTGGCGGTTGTCGTCGCGATCATGGAATGGCTTGCCAAGCAAGATTTCATCCAAGTGCTTTGCCTGCGCCTTGCCGGTGCAGAAGCGTTCCAGCAAGTCGATGAACTGGCCCTTGGGGCTTGCGTCCTCAGGTGCCTCGATGATGACCACATCTTGCAGCAGCGCCTGGATCATTTGATTCCACTGCGTCAAGTTCATCCTTGGCGGCATGTAGTTCATGGCCTCCATGCAGCGCTTCTGGAAGCCTGACTGGTTTTGCAGGTCTTCCGTTGACAGCGACAGGCGCATGCCATTGTCCATGTCGAGAAACCAGATCGGAGGATCTGTGTTATACTTGCTAAGGCTAGACAGCCGTGGGGCTCCTTGCTGGATGCCCACTCCGAATTTGCGCATGCGGCACCTGCCAGCATTGCAGTTAGGTCGCAGTGGCGACCTGCTGCACGTGTACTGGTAGTCGCTGTTCTGCATCGACTGGATGACCCCCATGACCTCAGACTCAGGCAGTGGTGGATCCAGATGCCCACTCCGAATTTGCGCATGCGGCACCTGCCAGCATTGCAGTTAGGTCGCAGTGGCGACCTGCTGCACGTGTACTGGTAGTCGCTGTTCTGCATCGACTGGATGACCCCCATGACCTCAGACTCAGGCAGTGGTGGATCC